TGAATCATGGAGGGCGACAGGTTTGGTGGTTGGAAGCCCTGAGTCAGATCTTGGGCGCCATTCCACATTCTTTACGAATTCAAACGCGAGGTTGGTCGCGTCGTCTGTTCCACGCCATGCGAAACCAAATACTCGCATGCCACGTACGTCTTCAACTGTAGTTACACCACTTCCATTTGATCCAAGTGTTAATGGAGAGGAAACGTCACTCTGTGACTGGGTGTCTTGATCAGCCTTTTCGTACGAGGAGAAGAACTTAGAGTTCTCACTGGGACGGAACTTGACCTCGTGGTTACCAACACCAATGCGCTTGACAGTCGTGGCCAAGCGAAATAGCTCATTCACGTTAGTGCCTAGCACATCGGTCAGGGGCAAATTCTCTATGAATGCAACTTGCCCTGCGGCAGCTTGCATAGAGCCGAGATAGGCCATGCGTATACACGCACTCAAAGTGCGGGCATCGCGGGCAATTCCGTTGGTCAACTTTTGGGCCGGATCAAATAGGCTAAAGCCATTATTGTCGCTGCCATCTAAATCAGGACTACAAAAAGCAGGTCCTGCAATAGTGTTGTTGACGGAAATGTTTGCGGAGGTGAACCGCGCACCTACAAGTGAGCCGGTGCGGTAGGCTGCAGGGCTACTCTGACGGGCACCATGGTAATCACCCAGCCACAAGATGTAGCCTGAGGTACCAGGGTTTGAGTTGCCGGAAAACGTCAGTTCGGTCTTGAGCCTTGCGAGGAGTCCTTCGGAGTCCCCGTAGATACCCGGAACGAGGGTAGCGTTGCAAGGATCCGCAAGCATTCTAGCATAAGCGGACAAACCGGAGGAACGTTGCGGTTGTTTGTTGCGCCGTCCCCTGCGGTTTCGTTTCCGCCTTGGCTGCTTTGGTTGCTTTGGTCTGTTGGGCATTTCTTATCCGTTATCACGGGACTTTGGACAAAGAGCGATCTGTAAATATTCCAAATCGACATTTAAAAACGAATGCGGACACCCAAGGTGTGCCCGCCAAAGTCCCGGTGTTCAATTCAACTACTTCCCAGCGTTGCCTTCGCCATTCCGCTTTGGTTTCCGTGTACGGTTCCTGCGCGGTCTGGTTTCGGTCTTCGACTGGGAGTCTGATTCACCACTAGATTCAGCCGAGGTGGTGTCCTTCTTCTTACCCTTCCGGCCCTTGGTTTGGGGGCCAGGCTTCTCCTTGGGTTGTGGCTGTCCACCATTCTTGGTGGCATCCTTTCCCTTTGGAGGGGCGCCCTTTCGCCTTGGCGCCCTCTCTCTGGACCCATCACCCTTAGGTTGTGGTTCTCCACTGTCCACGACGTCGTCCTTTCCCTTTGAAGTGTCGCTCTCCTGTTTGGGCGCCTTCTTCTTAGGTTTGGAGGTTGCCGTGGTTGGTGGATTACCAACAGTGTCGTCCTTTCCCTTTGAAGTGTCGCTCTTCTGTTTAGGCGCCTTCTTCTTAGGTTTGGGAGTAGCCGTGGTTGGTGGGTCGCTGTCGGTTGAAGCAGGTTCAGACAGATCTCTGGGTTTTCTTTTGCCAAAACTTGACCCAGCAGTGGCGGTTGCCAGGAAGTCTACGTCAGCAAAGTATTGAGCAGCCTGCTCAGCAGATGCTTTGGCAGGGACTTTCCCAGGACGGGGGCTTAGCTCAGAGTTCTCCTCTTCATCGCTTTTGCTTTCGTCCAGGTCTTGCTCCATGGGTGCCACCTCAGGTCCGAGCACTTCCTCGGCACCTGTGGGTCCGACCACCACGCGTTTAGTGTATGTCTGAGCCTTGGTTTCACTGAGCGTGGGGGGTTTGAGGTAGTCGGCCAACTGCTTCGGTTGATCGAGCCACTTTTGGAAAGCGGCGAAGTCGAAGCAATATGGTGCCAGCGAAGTTTCTGCGATGTGGTTAAACTCATCGCAGAATTCATTGGGATACTGCACTTCCAGTGGGATGTCAGAACCCCACTTCCGCATGGCCCTAGTTGCCTCGGTCATTTCGACCTCGGCACCATGTGCCGCCAAGACGGCCTTGCAGAAAGGCCCTATGACGGGTGTGTTGCCATCGGTTAGTGCGTACGCACGGCACTTTTCCAGCAGTTTCTCCACTTCTGTGACGCCTTGCAACGTCACGGTGGTGTGGAACTTCGATAATTGCCTGGAGAGATCACACATAGAATTGGGATCACCCCACCAAACGGTGGACATGTATTTACGTCCAAGAAATTCCACACCAGCCTGCCCCTTGTTCACCCTGAGTGCCTTCAGAATGAAACCCATCTTGTTGGCAGCGGCTTCTAGCATTGCAACTTCGATGTCACCAGTGACACCGTCGTCGCCTGCGAACTGCGCCTTCTCGGTGATGTTCTCCCATGCCTCATCAGCTTGGACGTACGTACGGTGGGGCCCGTGCTGGCTGACGACGGTCATGCGCCATGCCAGGTACGCCACGAAGGCATTGAGAAATAGGTTCCATATTGCGGTTCCCATCTCACCGGAAATGCGTGCGAAGTCAGCGTCATACTTGGTGCCTTTGGAGCAACGGACCTTCTGATTGTACTGCGTCTTATGGAGTTTCTCCAAAATGGTCAGGTACTCTGGTCCGAATGCGTGGATGAGCATCTTCCATTCGAAAAGACGAGCCACAGCCGTGACCGTCGCGTCAAACCGGGTGTAGTCAGTATTGACCACGTGCTCCGATTTGTCACAAACACTGGCTATGCCGGAAGCGACCTCAACTGGAGGTTTGCCAAATCCGTAGAATGGTAGTTGCTTTGCTGCTCCGTACAATGCGTACATGAAGCAGGCAATGTGCATCTTGGTGTTACCATCAAACGTACCGATTAGGCGTGGGTCGCCGGCCTTTTGAGAGGCCTCTTTCTTCACGAATGCCGTTACGAAACCTCGGGGAGGTTCCACTTCCCCACGGTCAAGAATTTGCCGTTGGGAGGCACGCTTCTGGCGTTCACGCACTTGCTCAAGGGTGAGTGGAACTAAGGACCCTTTCGGGATAGCTCTCTCAATGAACTCCTGCATGCAATCCATCA